TGGTTTCACGACACTGCTTATTGCTTTGATTATTCTTTGTTTCCCATGGTAGCCGGAGTGGGACTTGAACCCACACAGCGCGAACGCCGAGGGATTTTAAAAACTATCAGAGAGCCTTATAAATCATAACTTTATGATAAATAAGACTCTCTTTAATGGTAATCGCTGGTGATCACAGGTTATGGCTGCACTTCTGCTGCCACTATTTAAAGAGCCAAATTAAGCTGATCCCTTCCATAGTGTGAGGCGGGAAAGGCATCGCGGGGGATGAAGTCTGGCGGTAACGATGCAGTACCTGCACGCTTTGTTACTTCCCTTTCCACGCTGTTAAGCGTGGTGAATGACCGGCTACATTCCAGATTCTGACACTGGTGATATTGCCGGATTGTCATATCGGTTATTTTACGGCTGGTACGGGTGCGGGCCATAGCGCCGCAAAATGGACATCTGAACATAATGATGGCTCCCCTGTGGGAGTTAAACTCCATTTCATTTTATTCAGTTTCCGCTATCCAGTCAGGTATTTTTGCTTCCAGCTCCAGCCGGGTGGTAAAACCGCTGTCGTCTATGACGTGCTCAGCGCGCGCAATGATCCAGTCCTGATTGTCTATTTCATCCTTAAAACCGCTAACTGTGACGTGCATTTCGGGATAAAGCTCAGCGCGGCCACGCGCCAGGCTGATCGAAAACTCTGCCGCACCACGCTGAAGCTGTTGCCACTTAGCCGCGGCCGCACGTTTCGCCGCTTCTTCATTCTGGTAGGTCTTGCGCAGCACATAAACGTTACCGTCTGCGCCCTCCATGTAATCGCCCTCACGGCTGCTGCTCTTCTCTTTTTTAGGCTTTGCAGGCTTGCGACGCTTAACGCTGACCTTTTTCTTTTTGCCAAAATTCAGATCCAGCCAGTAAGCCCTTACGCCGGTATACGCATCCCGATCGGCAATACGAAAGCGGTGCCGATCGCCGCTCGTCCGGTCAATGCTGGCAGAGGGTAACGCCTTCCCGTCAGCGGTAACACCTCCTCCCGGCAGGATAAACAGCAGACAGCCGTTCTTTACGGTGGCAATTGCGCCCAGCATTTCCGCCATGCGGGTGAGGAATGACATATCGCTTTCCTGCGTCTGGTCAGCGTGATCAATCTCAATATCCATGAGCATTTCACTGATCTGCGCTTTCAGACCGTAGCGGTGCGCAATGGCCGACACAACGCGCTCAACGGTCACGTCATGCCATGAGACTTCGCGCTTTACGTTGAACTCTTCACGAAAATCAGCGCTGCGGGCAGTAATACCAATGATATCACCCGGCCCTTCATGGGATACCTCATCAACCGTGTACAGTCCCTTGTAAATCAGCGGCTCACCCAGCCAGCCAATTGATACCGCAAGCTCAGCGCCACGCGGGGGCAGAGCAACCATACCGTCACTATCATCAACAGAAATGGAAAGCTGATCGGCATCAAAACCCCGATTGTCCGTCAGTGACAACGACATGATCCGCTCGTCAAGCTGCGTCCGAACCTTGCCGCCCATCGTTATGCTGAATCCCGGACTTTTTACCGCCTCGGTCAGTGAATCGTTATAACTGCTTACGGCGTCGTTAAGTGATTTTGTCAGGTCTGTAAGTGCCATGCTTTCCCCCTTCTTTCGGCGAAGGATCCCACGCGCGCGGGAGAGGCCAAATCGGTTTTTGTTGTCGCCGTCCGGCCAGACCCGCAATAGCGTGAGTGACATTCAGACATGAGGGATTATCACTGCGAACTCAATAACGTAATGGTGGTTAACATGTCCGAGACACGTTTCCACGGTGTACGCGTCCGGGAGAATACCGACCTGGTGACGGCCATCAATGACATTGAATCAAGTGTCATTGGGGTCGTTGCCGTGGCGGATGATGCCGACGCGGAAACCTTTCCCCTGAATACCCCCGTGTTACTGACGCGGGTTAACAATGTGCTGGGTAAGGCGGGTAAAACCGGCTCCCTGTACAAAACGCTTAAAGCCATCGCTGACCAGACCAGCCCGAAGGTCATCGTTGTGCGCGTGGCAGCAGCCACGGAAGAGGAAGGCGGTAAAACGCAGTCGCAGCTCATCATGGGTGGCACGGCAGAAGACGGTAGCTATACCGGCATGTACGCTTTTCTGACGGCTGAACAGAAGGTGGGCTATCGTCCGCGCATTCTGGCCGCGCCAGACTACGACACGGAAGAAGTGACCTCTGCGCTGTGCGTCATTGCGCAGAATCTGCGTGCGTTTGTTTATGCCAGTTGTTACGGCTGCACGACGATGGCAGAAGCTATCGCTTACCGCGCTACCTTTGCCTATCGTGAGCTAATGCTTATCTGGCCTGACTTCATCGCATACAACCCGCAGACCGGACAGAACGAAACTTTCCCTGCCCCGGCCTATGCCTGCGGCCTTCGTGCGCTGATTGACAACAATCAGGGCTGGCATAAATCGCTTTCCAATGTGTCGGTAAGCAACGTGCTGGGTATTTCGCAGGATGTTTTCTGGTCGCTTCAGGCCGAAGACAGCGACGCGAACGAACTGAACAACAAGGAGATCACGACGCTCATCAAGCGTAACGGTTTCCGGTTTTGGGGCAACCGCGTTACGGACACCAAAGATTATATCTTTGAGGTTTATACCCGAACGGCACAGATTCTGGCTGACAGTATCGCTGAGGCGCAATTTGAATCAGTGGACGAACCGCTAACCCCTGCCAATGTTAAGGACGTGGTCAGCGGCATCAGCGGCAAACTCAATTCGCTGGTGACGCAGGGGCGGCTAATTGGTGCTGAATGCTGGTTTGATATCCTGGATAACCCGACAACCGGTCTCCGTCAGGGTCAGGTACGCATTCGCTATAAATACACACCGGTTCCGCCTATGGAAGATCTGACGCTCTACCAGACCTTCACGGACGAGTATTTCGAATCGGCGTTTTCTTCCCTGGGAGGTGCATAAATGGCGGTTCCTCACAAACTGCGCCTGTTCACCTGCTTTGTGAACGGCAGCAACTGCATCGGCAAAGTATCTTCCGTGACGCTGCCAAAACTGACCCGTAAAACTGAAGATTTTCAAGGCGGCGGGATGATTGGCTCCGCTGCTGTGGATCTCGGTCTGGACAGTGGCGCGCTGGATACCACGATGGTAGTTGGTGGTCTGGTTCAGTCGTTACTGCTGAACTACTGCGGCGATATCGACGAAACCCGCTTCCGCTTCGCCGGTGAATATTACACCGATGGCGAAAGCCTGTTGGTTGAGGTCGAACTGCGTGGTCGTATCACCGAAATGGATGGCGGTGAAAGCAAGCAGGGAGAAGATACCTCCGTCAGCTACACGATGAAGAATACCTATTACAGACTCACCATCGACGACAAGCCGCTGTTTGAGTTTGATCTGCTGAACTTCATCTACAAGAAAGATGGCAAAAACATCTACCCTGACCGCATCACGTCTGCGCTGGGAATGGGTAACTGATTAACCTGATAAGTGGCGGCGCACCCGCGCCGCCCGGAGCATTCAAGAATGAGCAAGAAAACCGATAACGCCATTACGCTGGCAAAACCCGTTGTTCGCGGTGATGAGAAAATCACTCAGGTAACGATCACGGATGAGATCAAACAGGCTGGCTCCCTGCGCGGGCTGAAGCTGGTCAACGTTATGAATATGGATGTGGATTCGGTGGCGGTACTGCTGACCCGCGTGACGTCACCACGCCTCAAACAGTCTGAAATCAACGAAATGGACACGCGCGATTTTGTCAGCCTGTCTGAAGCGCTCGTCCCTTTTTTGACACCTGCGGGGTCTGGAGCGTCGAGCGAGGCGGAGACGGAGAATCAGTAACACTCCTGCGGTTCGACCTGATCGACGATCTGGTTGCTGATATCGCGGTAGTTTTCAACTGGCCGCCCTCTGAAGTCTTCACGATGGAGCTGGGCGAAGTCATAGCCTGGCGTGAGCGGGCGGCTGTCCGAAGTGGAGCCAGTGACAGTGAAAAGCCTTAATATCCGCGTCGCGTTCAGCGCGATCGATAAACTTACCCGCCCGGTCAATGCCGCCCGCCACAGTGCGGGCGGTTTGTCTGAATCGCTCAAAAAAACGCAATCCAGCATTAAAGACCTGGACAGTCAGTCCCGTACGTTCAACCGCCTGCGTGACAGCGTACAAAAGACCTCCCGCAAAATCGACGACGCCAGCCGGACGCTTGAAGGCCTGAATCAGGCGCAGCGGGAAGGTACACAGCTTACAGACAAGCAAAAAGCACATATGGCAGCGCTGGCCGCAAAGCTGGAACGCCTTAACTCTGCACGCACGCAGGAAATGGTTAAGCTGCGCGCTGCCTCACAGGCGCTGCGCAGCCACGGTGTTTCGCTGGTCGGCAGCGATCGCACCATTCAGAGCGCCATACGCCGAACCGAACAGTACAACCAGACGCTTGAGCGGGAACGGCGACAACTTGCCGCTGTCACGCAGGCACGGGCGCGTTATGACAAGATGCAGCAAACGGCGGGCAAACTTCGCGGCGGTGGCACGATGGCCGTTGCCGGGGCCACTGCTGCCGGTTACGCAGCGGGACGCTTCTTATCCCCGGCTGTTGGGTTTGACCGTGAAATGTCCCGCGTGCAGGCGCTGACCCGTATAGATAAAAGCTCCGTTGACTTTTCCGCACTTCGTGAGCAGGCCAAAAAGCTGGGAGCTGAAACGCAGTTCACCACGACTGACGCCGCCAGCGGTCAGGCGTTTCTCGCTATGGCCGGCTTCACTCCGCAGGCTATTCAGGCAGCATTGCCCGGCGTACTCAATATGGCGCTGGCCGGTGGTATGGATTTAGGCGAAAGCGCCGATATCAGTTCAAACATCCTGTCTCAGTTCCGTCTCGATCCCAAAGAAATGGATCGCGTCAGCGACGTCTTAACCGGCGCATTCACCCGTACCAACACCGATCTGCAAAATATCGGTGAGGCGATGAAGTACGCCGGGACAGGTCTTTCCAGTCTTGGCGTCAGTGTTGAACAGACAACAGCCATGATCGGCGTGATGGCAAACGTTGGCCTGCGCGGGAGTATCGCTGGTACAGGATTACAGGCCGCGTTTTCACGCCTTGCCGCGCCAACCGGCAGGGCAAAAACCGCCCTCAAGGAACTGGGCGTAGACGTTGCTGACGCCACGGGGAAAATGCGCCCTGCTGAAGAGGTTCTCACTGAACTCCATAAAAAGATCAGCAAGTACGGCGATACCGACAAGCTCTCTTTCTTTAAAGATATCGCCGGTGAAGAGGCGTCAAAGTCATTGCAGGCACTGGTTATGTCAGCCGGGAGCGGGGAACTCCATAAATTACTGGAATCACTGAAAAACGCCAAAGGTGAAGCACATAAAGCCGCAAAAATAATGGCGGATAACCTTGATGGCGATCTCAAGAATCTGGACAGCGCCTGGGAAGGCTTCCGCATCCAGATTAACGATCTCGTCGATAATCAGCTCCGCGCCCTGACTCAGGGACTGAGTGACGTTGTGGGAAATATGACGCAGTGGGCGAAGGAAAATCCGAAGCTCGCCCAATCTCTGCTGGTTGTCGGTGGTAGCGTTCTGGCACTGACCGCCGCCATTGGCGGCACATCGCTGGCGGTCGGCCTGCTGATGGGGCCGCTGGCTAAACTTCAGCTAGGTTTTACCCTGCTGACGGGGGGCAGAGGCATAGCCGGAACGATTGCCGCTCTGCGAACGCTCGGCACGGCTTCCGGCCCGGCGATGGCAAGCGTGCGCGGATGGGTGCCAGTTCTCGGCTCGTTAGCAGGGAAAATGCGGGGCGTTTCGGCCATCATACCCGCTATGCGTGGCGCACTTATGGGGGTATTTCTTGCACCAGGTACCGCGTTGGGAGCGTTGACTAAAAACCTCGGAATGCTTGCTCTTCGCCTGACAGGCTTACCGGCCATATGGAGCATGATTACTGCTGCGGTGTCTATGCTGGGTACAGCGCTGTCACTGCTGTTTAGTCCGATTGGCCTGATAGTGGCGGCGTTTGTTGCTGCCGGAGTTCTTATCTGGCGTTACTGGGAGCCTCTTAAAGCATTTTTTGCTGGCGTATTCACCGGCATCATGGAAAGACTGGCCCCGTTACGCGACACCTTCTCGCAGTTCAGCCCCATCTTTGACGCGATAGGCAGCGCTGTCAGCCAGGCCTTTAACTGGTTCAAATCTCTGCTTTCCCCGATGCAGTCCAGCAAGGAAACACTGGATAAGTGCGCCAGCGCCGGTGAGGTATTCGGTAACGTTCTTGGTGGTGCGCTCCAGCTTGTTCTGACGCCTGCAAAAATGCTGCTGGATACACTGGCATGGATCCTTGAAAAGCTCGGCGTTCTGCCTGATGAAGCTGAAAAAGCCAGGAAGAAGATCGAGGACGCGCAACGCATGGCCGTTCTTCAGGAGAAAGTAGCCCTTCTTCAGGGCGATATCGCTAAAGTTGCACCGAAAAAAGTTGAGGTGAAAAACGTTCCGCCTGGCACACCGCAACCCTCATCACCGCTGACCGGCGATAACGGCACTATGCGCCGGTTGCAGAATATCGACAGCAACACCAAAGCAACAGCCGACAACACGAAGAAGATCGGCCCCGGCGATATCGTGTTTAAAAACCTGCCGCGTGCGCTGGCCGTTCGTGGGGAATGGAAGGAATCACAGCTGGCCAGCACGGTCAGGAACAACAGGCTAAGCACACGCCCCGCAGTAGTGGCGGCATCGCTTCCCGTTAAACAGGCTGAACTTCTGCCAGTCAGTCGCAGCGCCAGCAATACATCGGTTGCCGCTGGCGGCTTTACGGGGGAAATCCATGTTCACCTGCACGGTGTTGACCGGCAGGATGCGCGCGAAATTGGCCGGATTGCCGCCGACGCAGTGAATGCCGAAATGGCCCGCCTTGCGCGACTCAATCGCGGCAGCTTCAAAGACAGAGATTAAGGGGAAGCAGCATTATGATGATGATATACGGAATGTTCGTTTTTGAACTGAAGACACTGCCTTACAAGCAGTTACGCCACTCGCTGAACTGGCGTCATGTGAAGAATGATCGCATCAACCGATCGGCAAAATGGCAGTACATCGGCGCAGGCGAGACGCAGATCAACCTTGACGGGGTGCTTTACCCGGAAATTACGGGCGGAGACGTATCTCTTACCGTGCTGGCCACGCAGGCATACACCGGGCGTCCATGGCCTTTAATCAGCGGCGCTGGGCAGATTTACGGGATGTATGTGCTCACCGGGCTACAGGCCACGCACACGGAGTTTGACCGCTACGGGAAGGCAAAAAAAATTGAGTTTTCGATCAGCTTCCAGCGCTGCGATGAAGATTTACGCGAACGCCTGCAAGCCTCATCCGTTGGCGATCTGCTTTCAGGGCTGAAGGATAAAGCCATGTCCGCCTACAACTCTGCCAGTAGTACGCTGTCGGGCCTGTTCTGACGGCATCCAACATAAAACTAAAGCGGGCATTTGCCCGCTTCATCTTCTGGAATACACCGCCATAACTGACAGTGCTACAGCACCGTTAAAAATGACCGTACTCGATACTTATGGCCAGCACGGTTAAAACTGGCAGTGCGTGCCGGAACGTGGCCTTAGTCCGGTTTATCCGGCCAGGTGATATCCGGCGCGTCAGAAAGGGAAAGAGCCTCAAGCTGGTCCAGATAATCAAGCCAGCGATTAAACTCAGCTTTATCGCTTTCCCCCAGCCGACCAAGAGCAAGTTTTGACGGCCATTGCCTTTCATTGATATATGAGTTTGCTTCAGCAATTAAGACTGCACGTTGCCGCTCAGCGGCCTCAGCATGGTCAACCTCAGGAATACTCAGTACCGGATAACCATTCTCATCTGACGTTATTACCTTCCCGTCAGTTTGCTGGCCTGACATAAGCGAGGCATACATATTTTCGCTAACTTCAACAATATCTTCTGGCATATCTTCATTGATACCATCTACGAAAAATCCATTTGCTGATTTTGAAAAATAAATCATATTGCCACCTATACTCCTATCGCCACCCAAAAACAGGCGCGCTCAAACTCAATCATTGCGCCCTGGCTCACTTTTCCAATCACGATGTAACACTGCGATTTCCCCAAATCAGAACAGTTTGCCACCCCAACCGAGGCAACACCGGCTGCTTGAGTGGTATGAGGGATCGCCAGCAATGCCAGTGTCCGCCCCGGAAAACTCACAGGGAATGTGACCGTGTAGCTGGATGCGCCACTCGCCAGCCCCCACTGGATAATCAACCCGGAAGGTAACTTTTGATAACCAGGGGTTCCAAGAGAGCCTGCAAATAAGCTCATATCTGGTAACTGGTTACTACCACTCCCTACATCACGCTTCGCCGCCCCCTTAAGGCCGAGATTTTCTAATACCTGAGAAACAAGACCCGCGTCCGCCATTTCCTTCAAAGCATTCGCGATGAGAGGATATTGATTATGGGGATTCGCAGCATCGACATGTTTTTTCATCACATCATCGGCGTATGCTTTAACTTCAATAACGGCATCATCAACATATTTACGGGTTGCCAGCACCACGGACGGATCAATTTTCAGCGTCACAGCCTCAGTGCTGCTGACAATGAGGATCACGCGAATAACCTGTACGCGTCCGCTTCCTTCCTGCAACTGTGGTTTATAGGTCTCTGCGCAGTTGGCAACCGCAATCATATCGCCGTCTTTATCAAACAGGCCGATCTCACGGATCCACCATCCGCCCACATCTTCCGGTATAACCTGTTCTGCAATAATCTGGTTGGTGTTTACCGGATCAATAGTCAGCATGTTCAGTTGCGCGCGGCGCAACTCATGCGTCAGCGCGGTCTGTGCCGGGTTCGGTGTCGGCAGTGCACCATTACCATCGCCTACGGCCATCTGGGTGATCTCAACCTGCGCACCCAAGGCCGTGGCGTTTGCCAGTTTTGCCGCCCCGATATTGGTTAACAGGGCAAAATATTTAGTCGCCACTTGCGATCTCCAAGGTATCAATTAAATGGACTGCCGCGCCGGTATAATCGCCACCGCCCACGGATATGGTTTCAGGAAAATAGGGGTAAACGGTCAGCGTATCGCCGATATAACATCCCGCCCCGGCTTCGATATAGCCCTGCGACTGAAGCGAAAGAGACAGGCCTGTAAGGTGGCGGCTTCTCGGCTTGGCATCGTCAATAAGGCGCTCAAGCTCAAGATAGGTTTCCTCAGTAATACCCTGTTCCTGAATGCCGATTTCAAGCTTGAAGGTTCCCGGCTCTTCGCCGCTCTGCCACCACTCGATCACGCGCAACAGAAAGCCGAAAGGTTCAACGACGCGGCGTAAAGCGGAAATGGTGCCTTTCTGACGGTGAACCAGCCAGGAGGCTTTAATCACCTGCCGTTTAGTCTGTTCTGACCAGTTCTTATCCCAGCGATCAACAGACAGCGCCCAGGCGAGATAAGGCAGAAGATCAGCCGGACATTCGTCCGGGTTCCACAGCTTGCGCAGGTCAACAGGAATATCGGTAAGCCGTTCCGTCACCTTCTCCGTACTGCGCATAAAACTGCTGGCCGAAGGCGGCAGCATGTTGTTATTCATCTGTGCCCCCGGTCTCTATCTTGAAGGACTCACACCGCGCCGCCTGCGTATCGGCGATCACAATATCGCTGGCAGGCTCCAGCAGCTCCACCCTCTGCACACCCTGAACATGCAGCGCCGCCATAATGGCTGAGCGGGCAACGTCACGGCCAATCTTGCCCTGCTGATTCAGCCAGGACTGAAGCGCGTCCTGCGCGGCGGTATGGATTGGTTCAGACTCGGGGCCGGGGTAGAAATACAGCAGCGCATTGATCTGATAATTCACTATCTCCGCTGCCTGAACGGTCAGACGATCGGCAACGGGGCGCTTATCGTCAGCAGACAGCGCTTTATCCACCGTCGCCAGCAATTCCGCACTGGCAGTGCCGTCGCCTTCGGTGGACAGCACAGAGACCACCACCACGGCAGGCGACGGGCTGATCGCTTTGGCGTCCGCCACTTTGCCGCTGGCACTTTTGGCAAAATATTCATATGCGCCAGTTGGCCCCGCCACGCTCAGCCCTTCAAACGCAGCCTGCGCCCGCAAACGCAGTGCGGTATCACTTTCCGTTACTGCGTCAGTGGTTGCTGTCTCCGGGGTGATGATCAGACGTTCGGTGTTCAGGTTGCCCGCGAGATTATCAAGATCGGACGATTCGGCATGGCTCAACATGCACGCCGCCGCACCGTCATTAATCCGCTGCCTGAGCATCATTTCACGATAGGCAACCACCTGGGCGATCACGTTCAGCGGTTCGGATTCCAGCTCCAGCGCGGCGGCAACAGATGGTTGCTGTTCCTGCGGGAATGCCGCCAGCATCACGGTTTTTACCTCGCTGAGAATGACTTCAAAGTCCAGCACTTCGATAATTTGCGGCTGCGGTAGCTGCGATAAATCAACTGTTGCCATTGCTGCCACTCCTTAGCGTCAGCGCACTGCCTGCCGTCTGCATGGTTTCGGTGATAATGCCAACCAGTTCAGCAGTGACCGCGCCATCCTTTGAATAACTAATATTGATGCCGTTCAGGGCAATACGCGGTTCCCACATCGTCAGGGCGATAACTGCCGCACTCATACATTGCAGGCGCGTCACTTCGTTCTGTGGCTCATCCAACAGATCGGGGATCATGCTGCCGTAATCCCGTCGCATCACCCGGCTTGCCAGCGGCGTGGTCAGTATGTCGCGTACTGAATTCCACAGCTGATCGGTATCGGTAAGCTGGCCCGTGCCGTCCGGGTTCATCCCGGTATAACGCACTGTCATAGTGGTGCCCCTGTAGTTCCACCGCTGTCGCCAGGGTGCTTGTGCGTATGTAGCACTTTGCCGTTAGACGAAAGCGATCCGCCAGAATGAGTGACATTGCCCTTCATCGTGCCGCCCTCCGACAGTTCGAACGTCCGCGCTTTCAGATGATCGGTGCATTCTACGACCGGCGTTTCAAGCGTGACGCTGACAGAGGCTTTGATGTGTGCGGTTTTCATGCCCTGCGCTTCCAGTGCGCTGGTCTCTGCGTCATAGCGAAAAGAGGCTCCGTCTGGCGCTGTCAGCACAATCTCTTTCAGGCTGCTGCCCGGCGCAGGGTTGTCACTGCTGTAGAGACTGCCGATAATGACCGCCGTTTCAGGGTTGCCACCGATACAGCCCAGCCAGACCTGCTCACCCACGGAAGGCGGCACCCAGATACTGAATGCCCCGGCGCGCGTGGTGTTCCAGCGCAGCCAGTCGGTCTGAAGCTCGCCGCTTTGCACGCGCACGCGCCAGCACTCTTCATCAACGGCAATAACGACGCCGACGCGGAGGATATTTTCCAGCAGGCGGATCAGTTCAGCGCTCATCGTGCGGCACTCCCCAGGCTGTTAACCACCTGTTCCGTAATCATCTGCTCATCGCCAGCGGTAAAGCCCAGCAGCTCGCGCACAGGATATTTAGCAAAGGCACCCGGCCCAACCTGATCGCGCTGGCCGTACTGGTGCACACGCGCAATGCGTGCCGCCACGCCGTCATAACCCACGGATGTGCCGCCTGCATCAGCGCGCATTTTGAGAAAGCGATAACTGCGCAACCGCTGAAACATCGGCACCTTCTTCGCAGTGCTGCGGCGCACTGAGCGCGTATTGATCTCGATGTAACGCTCAATGTCGCTGCGGTAAAAGGTGCGAATATCGTTTCGCTCTTCGTCAAAGCCGGTAATGGTTCGCCCGTATTTTCCCCGGCCACCGTGCCAGTTTTTCAGGCGGCGGATCTCACCCTGCCAGACAAATACAATACCCTGCTGAGAACGCAGCACCCGGCGACGGCGGGCAGGATATGGCGAACCTTCCGGGTTTTGCTGCGCTTTGATGCGCTGTTGCTGGCTCTTTCGCAGTGCCTGACCAACCGCACGGGCGGTGCGAACACGTCCGGCTTGCGAGGTGCCCGCCAGTATGTTGCTGAAGACCTGATCCAGCTCACGGAAGAGATCGTTACTCATGCGCGTCAGCCTCCCACGTCACATCCTCAAAGATGGTGCTCCAGTCACCGGCCGCTGAAGGAATACGCGGTTTCGGTTCCGGCAAATGCTCCGCGCGAGGAATGCCTTTTGCATCCAGAGTGACCTTCACGCGCTCGTGCAGCGGCATTTCAAACAGAATATCGGCGGTATCGTCGTTGTTGATAAGGGTCGTAAATTTAATGTTCCTGTTCTTCTCCGGGTTCAGCAGCAGATCGGGCTGGTTGTGCCAGAGCCATGCCATTAACGGCAACGTGAAATCATCAATATCCCCGGCAAAATTCATCACAAACAGCACCAGGGTATAGCGGTACATAAACGATGGTGTTTCGCCGGTCGTCTCGATATTCCCTTCTTCCACAAATACGGTGAAGGCTTCAGGATTGGCCCTGCACCATTTGTTAGCGCGGGTCAGGGTCTCGCGTAGTGAGTCAGCTTTCAGCATGGTGATACCTTCTTAACGCCCGAAACGTTCAATCGCGCCCGCAATGATCAGCAGATAAATTAGCGTCCAGTAAGGGTGAGCGCTCAGGTAGTCGAATAAAGTCATGGTGTTGCCCTCGCGTGGTCAGTCAGTCTTTTCAGGCGGCGCAGATCGAGATCGGCTATCGCCGCCTTATCGGCATTGCAGGTATCCAGCGCATCGTGCAGGCGATCACTCCAGATAGCTATCGCGCCCCACGTGACCGGGGCGGTCAGTTCCGGCGCTGGCGTTGCTGCCGTCAGGCTTTCCGGCACCGGTTCGTGCACGATTTTCATTTGCGGCTGCGGCGGTACGGTGTTGCAGGCTGTTACTGACAGAAGCAGGCACAACAGTGTTGGCACACGTATCGTCTTTGATGGCATCGCGCATGTTTTCACGTCGCTTTTCTCCCTCGGCGTTTCTTTGCTGTTCGGTTGCCCGCAACTGTGCAAGGACTTCGCGGGCGTCAGTAGTCAGTGCCCGCAGCTCATCCAGCACCTCACCATTACTCTTTACCTCGCGTGAAAGTGCTTCAGTGCGCACGGAGTCTTTACCGCGTTGATGCGTCTGCCAGAGCAGGCCACCAGAGGCCAGCGCCAGTAGCGCACATAAAATGGCTGTAATCTTCACTTAACAGCCTCCACGTCACGCAGGCACCACGCCTTAAAATCCGTTCTCCGGTTAACCAGCCCCTGGCTGCGTTTACCGCCGCTGTTCACAAAGTCCGTCAGCCGGTTACACATCGCCTGCCATTCATGCGCCTGCGCCTTCTTCCAGATGGTCGTGCGCTGCTTTCGCTTCTGGCCGTCCGTGAACCACATCAGGCCAGTGCACCCCACATTAAGACTGGCATCCGTCATGGCCTCAAAGGCGGACTGTGGCATATGCCCGCCTTCAAAATTCTGGTTAATACAGTTTTCAGCGTGCCGCATATCGTTAATCCATCGACCGGCGATCTCGCTGTCACTGTACTCCCGCTTCTCAACGCGCTCCGTCGAACCAATTCCGACCGTGAGCACACCAGCCGTGCAGTAGTAGGGCGTATTCCGGCAGTCTTCCCAGCCAGCAATCTTTTGTTGGCCTTCAGGCGTGGTGCGCAACGCGCCAGGACTGAGCGTGATACCCAGCGCAACAATGGCCGCAATGGAGCATTTTTTAATAAGCTGTTTCATCTTCCGGCTCATTCTGTTGCAGAAGGTCAAGCGCCCGGCGCTCTGACTCACTCATCTGCCTGTGTTCTGCCTGCTCAAGAATCTGGTTAATCAGTTCGTTTCGACGCTTCTGCCCTCGTTCGATGCGGGCGCGATAGAGCCATCCACGGGCACCAAAAACCATCCCGACAAAAAGACCGGCCAGCGCAATCTTTTCGCTCAGTGTCATGACGCCGATACTCGTGACCATCGCTGACATCGTGAATGTCAGCCAGTCATTCAGGCGCTGAAAAAAACTTAATCCCATAGCTGCACCATCTCCTGTGTCGCTTTACGCGCGATTTCCGGCAGTTCAATCTCCTGACCGGCATCAAGAAAAACCTGCTGGCTCAGTCCGGGATTGGCAGATAACACTTTTTCGGTCACGCCCTGCGTGGTGCCGTAGTGACGCCAGCAAAGCAAATCCACCGTATCCCCCTGCAATGCCTTCACTTTCATCAGCAAAGCTCCGCATAGAGGCGCGGGGTGTCGCGAATGTCAGCGATACTCCAGCGGGCATCCCGCCAGAGATCATCCCGTTGCAGGTCAAGCGCGGCGGCGTCTTTGTCGCCTTTCGCCGTGATATCAACGTCGCGATAGCCTTCAAGTACCAGCGCCCTGGCAATCGAATAAACCGCACGCCGGAAGCGGTACACCTTCACGTTTTCACCGTTGATAACCAGCTTTTCCGTATCACCTGATGGCAGGGCTGAAGGCACATCTTCCAGCGTGTGAAAACCTGCTTTGACCTGACCGGCACGCCAGTCAAGCAACTGCGCGGTGACATGGGCTACCGCTTCCGTGGTGACGTGCATCAGCCTGGACGTAGTGATACCGCCAGTGATACGCGCAGCCAGACGGAGATCGGCCAGTTTAATCACCGGCCAGAAGTCCCCGGCGCTGACGGTGGTATCACCATCATCAACATCGGGCGTATCGCTGTCGGCAGGCAAAACGCGCTTATTTGCCACAAGGCTGCTCATGCGCTTATCTCCCATAAATCAGGCGGTGGGCGGGTGGTTAAAAGACCGTATAAGGGCAGATATCCACCCGCGCCGCCTGTCGGACGGGGCCGAAGTCGTTAATTCTTTTTCTGGCTGGCAGGCTTGCGCTTTGTCGCTTTGCCTGTTGCCGCCCTGGTCGTGGTTTTACGCGTCGTCGCTTTACCTGCTGCGCTGGCGGTGGCGCTCTTTTCAGGGACAGGCTCAGCAGTAACGTCAGTTTTGTCGGTGCTGGCCGCGTCGCTTTCACCTGTGCCGCTATCCGCAGACAGCTTCTTAACTTCACGGGCAAGCGTGGCGATCTCTTTTTTCACCCCGGCGTTGGGGTTGCGCGTCAGCGCCTCACGGAACAGCGCCAGCGCTTCCGCTTTGGCCGTGATATCAGTCGCGCCACGGCGGGCAAGTGCACGGGCCTTGCACAACTTGGCGCGCACCACATCCGGCATATCACTGTCGGCGACAATTCCCGCCACTTCGTCAAGCACTGCGATACCGGACGACAAATCAGCGTCGGCATCAGCAGCCGCGAGCGTCAACAGTGGCTTGCTCATTTCTTCAGTCAGGAAGGTCGCTGCCGTGCGGTTGAAGTTATCCGGCAGCGTCAGCCCGTGGCGTACCACGTAGCGCCCCAGCCTCAACGCAAGCGCATAGTCACGACAGTCAATCGCCCAGACCATCAGCCTGGTAATGACTTCATCCTGCCGCCCACTGTCGCCGTCGAGCGTACCTTCAATCCATCCCTCGTATTCAGGCAGCATGGATTTCTTCATTTCGGCTTTGGTTTCTTCGGACTGCACGCCGCTGAGGCGGGACAAGTCCATACGCAGGCGATGCAGAATTTGCTCATGCGCGGTGCGCTGGATATCGGATTCTTCATCAGCCTGGCCCCGGCGTTCTGCCATGACCTTCTGAAAATGTCGTTGTGCCGGTGTTAACATCGTCACTTCTCCCCGTCATGGCGGGGCAATGCCCCGCCGCTTCTGTCACTCGCCTGCCGGTTCGGCCTGGGCGAACTGAATGCCGTCAATGAACGCAACATTGCCGTAATCTTCAATGACGAAGTCATCGTTTGACGACTGATACGTTGCGACACGGTTGTATTCCGGCTCTTCTTTGATCGTCCGGCGCAGACCGCCACGCTGGTAGTACACCGACAGGTTTTTAAATGGCGTGATCAGCACGCCATTTACCGGGAAGTAAGGCGCGATAAAGGTCGGCATATTGCCTACGCGCTCCTGCGCGACAATAAGCTGACCGGCCAGCATTTCGGTATTCGGGTTGGTCTGACTTAAGGCGTTGATGGCCGAGAAATTGCTGCTCGTCAGCAGGTCGCCCGCCAGAATCACCACGTTATCCGGGTTACGCTTGTGCCACTCATCCATCAGGCTGTTTTTGGCGTCGTACACCGCAGCACCAATGTTGCCGTAGGTGCCTTTTGCGACAACCTTGTTATCTTCATCGCGCGAGGTGATCGTCACATTGGAAATGACGCGGTGCGGCGCTTCCTGGCGGATTTTTTCCAGCCAGCCAATACCACAGTCCTGCAACAGAGGGTTAGCGGCACGGTCAGACGGGTCGCTGTACTTCACGCCGTTAAAGCCAATCATGATGCGGTCAAGAGACATCTGGCGGGCCATTGCCTTACTGATCAGCGGCTGAAACTCCGGCATGTGCGCCCACGCATCAAGCTGTTCATAGCTGATGCCGTAGTCATAGTTGACCTTGCGACACATGTAATCGAACGGCTCCATTGAATGATTTGAGCCAGGGTTACGACGACTGGTAACGCTGTTGTTTACGCCAGCCATCGGGCCTTTACTGCCGATCAGGACTTTTTGTCCAATCTGCTGGTTGACGCCAAACACGTTAATTTTGCTCAGGAAGGAATCATTTTCCTGCGCGGCCTGTTCCAGGCGCTGCTGACGCGTCGGGTCTACAGCAAATTTTGCAGCAATCGCGGCGGTGGAAACGCCGTTTAGTTGTGCCTGCCGGGCGATGTACTGATCAAATAGCTGGCGGGTATTGTTATCCATGTTCTCTGCTCTCTTTGTGAATATCAGTAATCAGCCAGTTGCGCGTTAGCGCCACCGCTCGCGGGTTCCCGCTGGCTGAAATTGGCGTCTGTGCTTCCCAGCTTGCTGGTCAGCGCGGCAAGATCGGAGGTAAGCTTCTGGATGGCCTGGCGGTCCTGCTCGCGGGCGCGGCTCAGGTCGTTGAAGTTGTCCAGCAGTTCGGCATGGGACTGAGCGACATTCTCAACGGCGTCACGCACCTGGCTGAACTGCTCACCGTCAGACTTACGGCCTTTGCCGATAATCCCCATGACGCGACTGAACCACTGTTTACCTTCGTCGCTGTGCTGCTCAGCCAGTTCGATGATTTCAGCCTCTATGGCATCGGTGAACATCGGGGCTTCGCCCTGCTGGTTGTTGAAGGACATAACCTGCTGACGTTGCTGCGCGGCAAACTTCAGGCGCTCGGTGCCGAGGCTTGCCGGGGTATCGGTCATCGCCAGCCCCATCACATACGCCTTGCCGTTAAGCGCAAACTGCGGGTGAAGTTCAATGCTGGAGTAAATTTTCTTACCTTCTTCCGTCAGCTTCTTCATGCGCTCGGAAGGTTCAATCTCGGCGTAAAGCGCGGTGCGTCCGGCGAGCGGGCCTTCGCTGATATCTTCAGCACTCAGCGCCGTCACATCCCCCATTGCGCCGAAATCACTGCCGGGGAACGGCGAAAGATAGTGCTCCACGTTGACGCGTGCGCCGTACACGTCCGGGCTGTAGTTTGCTGCTGCATCACGAAGGTGCTCAGGGCGAATCTCACGCCCGTCAACGGTTGCACCAGAGACAGCAACGCGGAATTTCTTACGGGCTGGTTTAGCTGCGCTAGCCATGTTGATAATCCTGTTGAGTGGTTTCTGTACGGTCATGATGGCAGAGCGTAACTTGCTGTCTCAACGAGGTTTTGTTGTCGGAGGAAGGCGAGACCTTAAAGTGGGCGATAGGGGGATCGCGCGCGGGGTAATCTTCACCACATCAACGGTGGAGGGCAGATGATACAGGACGCTTTTGTACGTCAGAGAGCAAAACAACTTTACTGGCAGGGCTACCCGCCAGCGGAGATCGCGCGTCTGATGGGAATTAATCAGAACACAATTTATTCATGGAAAAAACGCGATGAATGGGATGAAACGCCGCCCGTCCAGCGCGTCAGCCAGTCTATGGATGCCCGCCTCATCCAGCTTACGGACAAGAAAGACAAGACAGGGGGAGACTTCAAAGAGATTGATCTGCTTACCCGGCAACTGAAAAAGCTGTCTGACGGACAGCAGGCAGAGACTGGAGCGGGCAAAAAGCCGCGCAAGCGCAAGCAGAAAAATCACTTCACCGAAGAACAGATCGTCGCGCTGCGGGAGAAAATACTGGATTCGCTGTCGTGGCATCAACGTGGCTGGTATGAGCAACGCCACCACCGAAACCGCATGATACTGAAGTCCCGCCAGATTGGCGCAACCTGGTACTTTGCCCGCGAGGCGTTACTTGATGCGCTGCGTGATGATGTGAAATACCCGTACCAGCGCAACCAGATATTTCTGTCTGCTTCCCGCCGCCAGGCTCACCAGTTCAGAGGATTCATTCAGAGAGTTGCCGAAGAGGTAGATGTTGAGCTTAAGGGGGGCGACAAAATTGTACTGAGTAACGGCGCAGAACTGCATTTCCTCGGCACGTCTGCGGCGACGGCGCAGTCCTATACGGGCAACCTGAAGTTTGACGAATTCTTCTGGGTCAGCAACTTCACCAATCTTCGAAAGGTTGCAGGTGCGATGGCAACGCTGAAGGGGCTGACGCGTACCTACTTTTCCACGCCGTCAGGCGAGACCCATGAGGCCTACCCGTTCTGGACGGGCGATCGCTGGAATGAGAAACGCCCGAAGGCACAGCGCAAAGCGTTTGATGTGGGCTGGAAAACTCTGAACAGTGGGCTGTTATGCCCGGATAAAACCTGGCGTCAGATTGTCACCCTGAAGGATGTGATAGACCACGGCTGGGAATATACCGACCTTGAAGAGATTCAGGATGAAAACAGCGAGGATGAATTCCGCAACCTGTACATGTGCGAGTTCGTTCGCGATGGTGAGTCAGCCTTCAACCTTAACGCACTGATTGGCTGCGGGGCAGATGGTTATGACGAATGGCCGGACTGGAAGCCTTTCGCGTCCAGGCCGATGGGTAATCGCCCGGTCTGGATAGGCTATGACGCCAACGGCAGCAGCGGCAACGGTGACAGCGGTGCGATTTGCGTTGTGGTGCCGCCACTGGTGCCGGGCGGCAAATTCCGCACGGTGGAAACGGAACAGGTACGCGGCCTTGAGTTTGAAGAACAGGCAAAAGTTATCGAAAACTTCACCTTTAAATACAACGTCCAGCATGTCGGCATTGACGTGACGGGCGGTAATGGTGAAGCCGTTTACCAGATAGTGAGGAAGTTTTTCCCGATGGCGATGCCTTACACCATGTCAATGACGTCAAAGCGCGCTCTGGTGCTGAAAATGCTACAGCTGATCCGCGCCGGACGATGGGAGTATGACCGCAGCGAGCGCGCGCTGATCAACGCCTTTAACTCTGTTCGCAAGGTAAAGACGCCTGGCGGATTCATCACCTATGACACTGACCGCTCCCGCGGCGTCAGCCACGGTGATTTAGCTTGGGCGAATATGCTCGCCATTATTAACGAACCGCTGGGCCAGGAAAGTGGCAGCGGCGGGTTTGCTATGGAGTTCTGATGAAGAAGCGCACCTACAAAAACAAACACACCGCCAGTAGTGGCAGTGCCGGACAGCCAGATATCTCTGACGCACTCAGAAGCGATCCGGCGCTCAGCGCTTTCACGTTTGACGGGCCCTATTCGGTTACAGATGGCTACGATCTTCTTGATAGCATGTGCTGCATCGATAACGGCCGGTACTACGAGACGCCAATAGACTGGAAGGGGTTAACTCGTGCGTTCGCACAATCCCCGCTGCATCAGTCGGCGCTTTACTTCAAACGCAATGTGCTGACCGGGTGTTATATCCCTCACCCATTACTCTCACGTCAGGCCTTCTCTGCTTTTGCGCTGGACTGGTTTGTCTTCGGCAATGCCTACCTTGAACGTCGCTCTAATCTCCTGGGCGCACCGCTCAAACTCCAGCATGTTCCGGCACTGAACACACGGCGGGGGAGTGATCTTGATACTTACTGGTTTATCCGGCAGTGGAAAGATGAATACGAGTTTAAGACGGGGCAGATCTGCCACATCATGAACCCGGATATTCATCAGGAAATCTATGGTATGCCTGAATACATGGGGGCGCTGCTGTCCGCCAGCCTGTCCCACTCTGCCGACAGGTTCCGCAAACTCTACTATGACAACGGCTCTCACGCCGGATGCATTCTCTATGTCGGTTCGGAGAAGGTGGATCAGGAAAGCATAAAGGTGGTGCAAAAGACACTGTCACAGGCCAGAGGGAAAGGCTCCTTCAAAAACGTGCTGATCCACGCACCGGGCGGCGGCAAAGACGGTGTGCAACTGTTACCGTTCAGCCAGATATCGGCAAAGGATGAGTTTCTTAACATCAAATCAGCAACGCGCAACGATTTACGCGACGCTCATCGCATCCCGCCGCAGCTGATGGGCGCAATGCCGGAAGGCAACGGCTCGCTAGGTGATGTTGAGAAGGCCGCGCGCGTCTTCGCCATTAACGAAATGTTGCCCGTGATGGAAGCCATGAAGGGCGTCAATGACTGGCTCGGTCAGGAAGTGATCCGCTTCAATCCCTACGCTCTGCTCAAAGACGAGTGACCCGCCCCATCCGCCGCATATTCTGCGGCGGCTCTCTATCAGTAATTTTCATTAACCGCATGACAGACCATCACCTGAACACCGTTCGGCATGAAATTTAACACACCTGACTGAGAGCGCATGAGCGCCACTCTGGCAGGCGCAAACTGCAATCGACCCCGCGCACACCCGGAAGCGAAACAGGGCCCGCAGAAGGCATGAAAGGCCGCATCATGGCATTTAAAGGCATCCCCTCCCTACCCCCTTTCGCGTGGGCTGTTCCCCCGTCACCTGCGCGCGACATTTACTTCGTTTTTTGTGCATTTCTAGATCCTGAACCAGACCTCGCCACCACTAGGCTAAAAGGGTATAAACAGCATCAAAAAAAATGTGCAAATTTGTGCGCCATCGTGCAGCCGCGAAGTCCAATCTTTTGACTAACGATTACCTTTAGATCATTTTCATTTTTCCCCGCCTCACGTGATCTACTTTTACAAAATTCCACGTAAGATTTTGCGCAATGATAGTAAGGTATCAATCACTTATTCTTTTTAAGATACATTACTGTTATCAGGATTCTCCGTTCTGTTCGCTTTAATTAATTGCTCCATCTCTCTTTCTTGTTTTTGATTGATTAATAGACATTTCTTTTCCGATAAAAAATAAAGATTACATATCATATTTGGTATGGCAACAATGTTAAACACGACATTTAAAATTGAATATAGATAAGGGTTATCATTATCAAAATCATATCGTTCTTTAACCATTTCAATATTTCCTTCAAATATCTTTTCTATGTTAACCGTTAGTATTTCTTTTGATTTTTTTAAATTAAAGTTATTTAATAAATCCAAATAATACAAACCGGAGCCATTCAAATTCAAATGACCTTCTTTATCATTAATTTTTAAACCTCGAGAATGCCTAAAAGTATTAACTCTATCTTCAACTTGATATTCTATGGTAACTAGTTTCTCGGTTGGCAAATCTTGTGGGTCATCAATAGTGATAACTTCCACAATATTTATATCCATACTGTTTAATACACTCCTTATCCATTCATATATCAACCACTGACTATGGTTATGAATGTTCATTTCATAAGAAACACCATCAATTGGGGGGAGCACCTCTCTTTTATTTATTAATATATGTGATTCTATCCCATTGAGTCCAATCTCTAAAGGAATTGCTTCCAATGGCAAAATTAGCTCAAATAGCTTCTCCACAGAATGTAAGATCTCGTTACTATATTTATCAACCAACGAAGGCTCTAATTCTGATTCGATCACACTGCGCAGCACTAAAGAATTTAGCGAGGAAATAATCGACTCCAACTTCTCAACAACTGTTTTCTTATTACTATCTTCGACCAAATCCTTTTCAGTAATCAATTTAAATAATTTAGAGAAAGATTCTCCCTCTATGTAATCTATTATAGAACTTAATTCGCGGGTTAATATTGACGTAGCATTTTTAAATTGAAATGCATCTCTAACAAATAAAAGATTCAATTGATTATGGTTGAAAGAGCTTTGCGTAAGAACGAATGCGATCATCTTATAGGTATCGTTCGAAACTGATCTCCATGTCGCTTCACCATCTGGTATTTCTCGAATTTTAGTTTCTGCACCGAATACCGAAAACTCTTGAGGTATAGTAAACAACACATCATAAAGCTCTTTTTTGTAATATAATTCCTGCAAAAATTTAGCATTTACCCAAGACTTCAATGAAATGATTAATTCGTTGAGTTCCTCTTTGCGTTCTTCGCCCTTCGCCTTCACATGCTCTATTCGCATAATTAGCAAGGATATAACTTCGAATAGTAAACGTAATATCTTACGTTGCATTTCATTCAATGAATCATGTTCTGTTTTATTGCTAAGGTCTAGATACTGCAATCTACGCGTCACAAACTCAGTGTCAACTTTGAAAGCCGCATAATTCTTATATACTAAGTTGTGCAGCACTGTGGATGTATACAGATCTAAAAAAACATAATTTGATTCTTCTGCACGATACTTTACCCTATGGTCAAATTGTCTAAAAATCCTTTTATAAAAATCGACAAAGTTATTCTTACCATAAATATATCTCGCCAAGTCTATTAACGACCGCATTATATTAGCAGCTTTCTCAAGATCACTCTGATTATAAGCCTCACGTATCATTTTTTCAAAATAACTTGCAAGCAAAGATGTTTTCACCACATCTTTAGTATTAGAGGACGTAATTGACAAATCTATATTCTTTAAAGTGTAGATATAGTTATCATTTGAAGTTAGTTCATAAAAAATACGCACTCCAAAATCTAACGTCCACTCGTCACCATTCAGCAAACTATTTCTGACGTTTACTACAAGAGCTTCTTCAAATTGTTTAAACTCATTAAATACATAAGGAACAGAACTAAATACCAGCCCTTTCCTCAAAATTGACTCAATTGATGAAATATGTTCCTCTGTCAAATCAGAATTATTAGATGGAATGATTTTCATTGAGGAGTTTGATATGGGGGATAAAAATGATAAAGAGAAAAGCAAGACAGGGGGATGGTCCAAATTAAATTCTTTAATTTTTACCGAAAGCTGATTAAATATGTTTGGATTGTATCCGGAAATAACCACATCAGTGTCATCAGGAAAAACATTTATCGTTATCGCATCATCATTCCAATAGAAGGCACTTTGATCATCACTGTAGTAATCACTTCCCGATATTACTTGAGAAAACTCGTTAGCAAGACTCTGTCGTTGTTTGTTAATCTCATTATACTTGATGCCTGTTGTCCTGATAGAATCTAATAAAATCCCATTAATAACTCCGGGTTCTTCTGTTAAATGGTAAAGTCTATAATACATGATTCCATATTTAGTGATAAAAAATAAAGAAAGTAAAGATGAAATTAAATATCCAATCAAGCCACTACCAATGAGTAGTAAAAAAACGCCACATAATAAACTACACACTGATTCAACACTAAACCCTAAAAAATCATACTCTCTTAGCAATAAGACTTTCGATAAAGGCTCAAAACCATGTTCAGATGTCTTTGAAACCTGATCGACAAACATTCCCATAAAAGTTATAGACAAAGCAGCTATAGTACCGTGTATGCCTAAAAAACTACCCCAAACACCAGTTATCCAATTAAGGTATGGATTATTATAAAAAGACGGGCTAATCAATAAATATTTATATGGCACAGTACAAAAACGTGACAAATACATCCCAAGAAGAATTAAAATTGAAATCGTCAAATAAAAAGCTATGGTTTTTTTGACATTGATATAAATGACTGCTCCTTTGGGCTTACCTTTTACTTCTATTTTCATAATGCTCATAACCAATCCCAATTTGTGGTAAATAACGACACACATAACGAGGCATTTTTTTTGCCCTATCCATTTGTAAACAAGGCTTGCTTCAACCTTTTTAGTATTCTATCTCTATCTAAAATGTTCGCCATCTTTAGTTTAGTAGCAACATAGAAGTTTGTTTCTGAGCAAATTTTGAACATTAGTCGTCCATCTTCGATCTCAAAAATCAGATCGGTATAGCCAATATGCGCTCCCGGAACTGTTGATTTTATCATCCCGACACGGGCATCACCCCCCGTAGCTCAAGTAGCTCTTTAGTTATAAGCTCCTTCGCCGATAGTCCAGCCCCTTCTTCTCGTTCCGGTGGCCGTGTTTCAAGTTTGCTTCGAACAACGTCACTAAACCGCTGGGCCAGTTCTCGCTTTTCCTGCCGTGAAATCCCATCAAAATTCACAGTCTCACTCACTTCGCGAACTACATTGCCAATATCAGCGCATGAAAATATAGGGATTTCTTGACAATATAGGGGTAAACCCCTATATTGTAGTTATTCCGAGTTTCGGGATGCGTTCTTTAACAATTTACCTTTGAGGTTCGTCATGACGACAAACATTCAATGGACTGGTAAGGCCGTTAAGGACTTACGCTCGCTACCATCAAAAGATCAAAAAGCTGTTCGCGAGAAGGTTAACGCGATGCAGTCATATCCTGACCTGAAGGGGCTTGATGTTAAAAAGCTCACTGATAGTGATGGTAAGTATCGACTGAGGGTTGGGAATTACAGAGTGTTGTATGCCTTAAGCAACAATGCCCCTGTAGTGATCGAGATTCAGCGCATCTTGCGCCGAACGTCCACGACATATTGATGAGTGGCGGGGGAAACCCCGCCCCGTCAACTCAAACGGTAGATGTTGAAGAAAAAAAATTTTAATATCAATCAACCAATTAGGAGTATTTAGATGCCAAAAAATATATCAAGTGGTCTACGCAGTCGAATACGCATAAGTTAAAAATCTTTGTTTTTTAACAATCTACGTAGGACTAAAGAGTGATGGCTAACATTCAATTCATCACAGACAGTAGAGGGAAAAGAATTTCTGCTGTCGTGCCGATTGAACTGTTCGAAAAACTGACCCGTGATAGCGATATCGCAGAGTTATACGAGCCTGTTCAAAACGAAACCGGCACATCTGATAACGTTCGATACCCAAACGAAGTTATCAACATTCTTTCTGAGAAGGGTTGCACCATGCAGGCTGCATGGCGTGTTTACAGAGGCTTGACGCAAAAACAAGTCGCTGAAGCACTGGGAATTAAGCAATCTACAGTGTCCGAGTTCGAAAAGTCTGAGCGTCCTCGCAAAGACAACCTTGAACGGCTAGCTACACTGTACAAATGCAGTCCCGAGCAACTAACGCTCGAGTAGTAAGTAAAAATGCCCCGGCAACGGGGCATTTCTATTTATCCTTTCTAACTCCATTGAACAGCCGAATCGCACTTACCTCCGTCACCGCTCAGACAACACTGACCTAATTCAAAACTCACTTAACCGCCTGAAGCCAGCGGCTAACTAATGTCTCTGCCTTGTGTCGTGCCAGCGTCTTGCGCCAGTGCTTATCTGCACCGGTCACAATCAACTCACCCGTTACCGGTTTAGCCCGATATGTCGTATCAAGTGCCGTTACTTCTCCCCCTTGAGCCAGCTTCATCGCCTGTACCGGATTGATTGAAATTTTTCTCATCTTCGCCCATCCCATAATTTCCTTGGCCAGGGATTCAACTTCCTCGCTCACCGCGCTTTCTTCCTGGCGAAGAGCATGTGCTGCCTTCATATAGCTTTCAGCCCTAGCCCGGTCATAATTGGTGCAATCACCGGCAGTAATGCTTAATGCAAGCGTCTCAAACTGATCAGCAGGTGAAACACGCTTATTTGATTTGTGGTTTCTGATGTCTTCCTCAATCTGTTTTCTCTGATCTCGGCTTAACTGACCGATTTCAAATTGCTCTGGCTGCATTTCGCCAGTTGGCACAGTCAGATCTGGCGGATAGTCAGGCGGTGAATCTGTGTATTTTTTGTACTCAGTACAGTTATTGACACGAGTCCAAGAGGGCGCGGGCGCGCCCTTAAGGTCAAAACCAGGATCGGCGCGGTCTGAAGATTTAGGCTTCATCTTCACAATGCGATAAGAATGGAGGCGCGTTTCTACGGGCGGAATGCTGGATGCTGGCATAACCAGACCCTTGATAGCTTTCTGATACTCGCCGTAACTGCTTGGCTCGTTTTTGTATTGATACCAAGCGCGCAGCACCAACTTGGAACGGGAAACAAAAGGGCCACCCTGTAAGGTAATGTAACCCTGCCAATCTCCTGCGTGAGCCGCACGGTGCAACTCACCAAAAACAGGACTAACCCTGTCGGCTAAATCCTGATTTTTCAGGCGGCGAAGTTCACGCCAGACTGACACCGGCGCGCCCCCTAAAAACTGGAATTGACGTATACCCCAGCATGACGCCCAGGCCGTTGCGTGCTTCGCGGTTTCCTTCAGCGGGCGTCCACTTTCATGATCGCTCTCGCCGTCCAGGGCGTAACCATCAATATTTTTTGAGATGTATTTGACGACATAACCTGTAGCGCTACCCAGGGCCGGATCTATCGGCTTCAATTCAAAGCGAGGCTGCTTACCAGCCTTACCTTTCAACTCATCTTCGTCTTCACGCGTTGCGTAGTCTTCCATCACCTCTTGCAACTCTGCTGTATGCTCTGGGGCCGTAAACAGCAGGCCGTGCCAGTGCGGAGTGCCGTCATGATGGGATTCAGCAACGCGAAGACCAAAGACAGGAATTTCACGGCGTGCGAGTTCAGCGCGAATCTGTTGCCATATTTGATTTAAATAACGCTGTGTCCGGCGCGGGCTTGCCCCGTTCCATTTGTGATTGCGATGTCCGAACGCTGTGTAAGCATGGTATTTAGACGGCGCGGTAAGCGTGAAGAAACTCCCGGCATATCCGCTTTCCGTTGCCACCTTCTCAAAGCCACCGATACGCGTCATCAATTCAACACGGCGTTTTTCTGGGTTTGAGACGCTTTTATCAATCTGCTCTATCAGCGACATGCGCTCACCCGTAACCTGATCTTCAAGCTCCAGGCGGCTCATGATTGCCCTGCTACGTTTGCGGCGCGCATCCCACTGTGTAACGTGGTTTTTACTGCAATATGGGGAAACGCCGCGGCGCACATCACCAAACGCAATATGCAGATGCTCACGCCAGCGGCGCGCGTACTTTCGCAGCAGTCGCGACCAAAAACGATCATCAAGCATTTTTCGAATCGACGCTGCCATTTCATCAAGTGGCATTTTGCGCCGTGAAGCCCAGGGCGCGATTAGCCTGAAGTAAGCAACCAGCCTTGAGCCTTCACGCAGCATTCGTTTGCTGTACTCCACAGGGCTAAGTGCAGCACAGTTTTCACTCACTTCAGCTAAGGCTGCATTTGCATAAATAGCAATATCCTGAGCAAGTAAATCAATATCTTCGTCCGTGCTGTCAGCCAACTGATTGAACCGGCGCGTTAACTCACGAAGGTTTTCAAACGTATGAAACAGCGGGTTTAATTCGGAAGAAATGATCCAGTCGCTGCCAACAGGCACGGCGTATTGCTCTGTAACTACTCGCACGTGGGGAAGGTCACGCGCCACGATATTGCGAAGAGTTAACTTTGCGATGTGACGCCCTTTGTCAGCGTGTACGGCATTTATGCGGGAGGAAACGCGGCGGCGGATAAATGTAGGTAGTGGCTTGAGGGTATCTTCAACCCACGCGAAAAACTCCTGCTCTTGACCCAATTCATATAGATCAACAGCGGGAGTCTTATCGACAGCAATGGCCTGTTTGGGTTCATTCCACGGATAGGCGTACCGGGCAGACTCGTTAAAGCTGCCCGGTTTATCCGTAGTCATTGAGTGAACACGACGCGCCTGAGTCACCGGCTCACCCTAGGTTGTACTGTGTCGCCGGGCCTTACTTCCCGCGCGTCACGTTCGGAATAACTGATTATCTCGGTGTTGCTGTAACCACCCTCGCTAAGAACCTCAACGCGAGTGATCCAGAAATTACGGTATGGGCGAACATCCAGAACCTTTGTTACTACCGCCTCAACTGCATTCATCAGAACACCTCCTGATCGTCAAAAGCGCCAGAAGCAACCATTTCTGAATAAGTCGCATCGCCCATCACCGCCCCACAATCAGGACAGCCACCGCCCACGCGCCCACAGCAATCACAGACACGCAGCGTGCCTATTAGCTCGCCAGCAAGATTGCGAGTTTTGGCCCCCACTGAGCGCCGAACGTCGAAAGCTTTTAGGGTGAACGGGTAATAAATTTGATGCGTCTCAGGTGTATCACTGCCAGATATGACAGAGGGTATTTGTGCGTTGTTGTAGAGGCGTGAAAGCAACGCAACCAGGGCGCGGTGATCGTCATCGGTAAATGGCTTGCCGTAAGCCGTAAAATTCGCAGTTTCGCTGGCTGGCAGGTATGGCGGATCGCAATAAACCACGCAGCCCGAATGACCAATCGCCAGCGGGATTGTTTCTCTGAAATCACCATGCAGGAACATAGCGCCCTTTTCCCACGCTCTTTTAGCAAAATGCTGAATCTCAGCCACAGGGAAAATTGGTTTCTTACGAAAACCAAAAGGAACGTTGAATTCATTTTTCAAATTAACGCGATATACGCCGTTATAGCAATGGCGGTTTAAATAAAGGAACAACGCCGCGTATCTAACCAACGCTTCATCATTATATTTGCGGCGGTCATATTTAAACTCACGATTGATTAAATTAAATTCGTCGCGATATTCATAATATGCAATCTCATTATTACCCTTTTCGAATATCTTTGCGGAAGCAGTTAAAAGCGCCTCGGTGTTACGCTTAACCATTGAAAAGAAATTAATCAACGCTGCATTGCTATCGCAGAGAACATAGGTTTTGTAATCAGTGTTAAGGAAGACGCTACCGCTTCCCACGAAAGGCTCAACCAGACAATCACCGCGTGGCAAAGCATCAAGTACATGCGACATAGCGCGAGACTTGCCGCCCGCCCAGATAAGAGGGGAGTTAACCATTTTTACGCTCCTTGTTTACTGCGACCTGTTCTCTGTAGTCGATCCAGTCTTCCAGGCTGCGGTAAATTTCATTAGTGGAAAGCTTTTCTTTCTTCATCAGGCTTAATTTAATACGCAACAACCCAAGCAGGTGCGCGCGGTCATTTGTTTTAATTGTCATGTTCAATCCCCTGAAAAAAGATAAAGCGAAGCCCCGGCAAAAATGCCGTATATAAGTCAGTTCATAGTGCCGTTATTAAATCAGCGTGCGCCGCTATTCCAGTACGCTTCTAATTCTGCGGTAAATAATTCGCAAATTGAGCCACCTGGAAGAATTGAAAATTTAATGCCTGTTTCTTTACAACGCACCTCAAAACCATTTCTCGCAATATCGGAAAGAGCCATACCCTGAACAACATTACGCGATCTGCTGTATTGATGATCGGGTCCGTAACCGCCACGCGATAAAGTGCGCGCACCATCTTGCCTGTTAGCATTCAAACGGTTTCGCGCTTCCATAATTGCTGCTGTTGAAGTTGTCATTAATGCCCCCGATGTAGCTGATCGATAGTCTGTCGAGCCTGAGACAATCCGAAGTCCAGCCCCAGATAATTACCATCTTTGGTGATTTGGTAACGCTGACGCGAATACGGTTTTTTGCGTGGCAGCTTCAGGATTGTGAAGCCGCGATAGATTGCTGTTTTGCTGTTGAGATGAACAAGCATGCGCCCTGCCCCACTGAATAATTGAACTGTTAGCTATTGGCTATTGCATCTTTGAGCATGGCGATCATGTTTACTTCCACCTTGCCCCCCGCCAGCTCTTTAGGCCTGACAATTATTCTGCCATCACGAACCATTAGCCGACATGTTTCGAATGGAATCCCGGTTATTCTTGAATACTCCTTCAGAGATATATAAGGAGCTGCAACATTCATATTGATGGTTACGCCCGTCATTTTTACCTCGATTTACGATATTAATTACCAGAATTCTGTTGCGGCTCAGATTTCATGGATTCAAGGCCACGCAAAAAGACGATGCGTACCATGTTGGATGCTGAACGACACTCAGCCTCTGCCATGGTCTCGATCTCTGAGCGTTCTTCAGGGGACAAACGCAGTGGCAAAGAACCGCCAGCTACGCTGTTTTTGGGCGTACGTGCCCGCTGTGTGTTTTGTACTTGTGTCATAGTGGTATATTGTGATCTGCTAAGTGTCTGTGGAAAACATAATGGTATAAATAATTATACCAGTCAAGGAATTTTGGTATGCAAGATTATATCGGCATGCGCTTACGCGAGGAACGTGAGCGTTTAGGACTAAGCCAAGCGGCATTGGGAGAGGTGGGCGGGGTAAAAAAACTTACGCAGCTCAACTATGAAAAGGGCGAGCGATCGCCTGACGCCTCTTACCTCTACGCAATATCAAAATTTGGAGCTGACGTTCAGTTTATTGTTACAGGGATCAGGTCTGCGGAGAATCTTTCTCAAGATGAGAAGGAGATGATCAATCTGTTTAGACAAGCTCCATTAGCGGTCAAAGCAGCAGCGCTAGCAGCGTTAAATGCAGGCAACGCCGCTTCAGATTCAATAAATGTGTCTGGTAGTGGTAACCGAGTGGCTGGCAGGGATTACAACGAAAACAATAAATAGGGAAGTAGTATGGAAGTGAATTCCTCAGGAGATCAAAACCGGACAGCTGGACGCGACTTTACAGAAAACCGCGTGCAAATAGATAAATTTGATGGTCGTCACACCATCAACATAGCGATCCCCTCAGATACTCATGACGAGCGACCGCTCGTCAAGGCGCAAAGAAAAGAACTAAATGCGCTTGTCGCGGCAGTCTCTGAGACCTCTAATTCTGAAGCATATGAAATCTGGCAAAAAGTACATGCTGAGATTGGTGTTTCAAGTATTGAAGAGATGACGGTTAATCAATATCAGACTGCTGTTAGCTACCTGCAAGCAATGGCTGATCGCGGTAAAGACAAAGATGCAAGCAAAGCTCTTGTTAGTTTACTGCTGCGCAACAGCACAGATAACGATTTGCGCCAAAAGTTAATCCGTTTCTGTCATGTGAATTTTGGGACCGGCAGACTGAATGATCTTACCCGCCCACAACTTCAAATGGCTCTTTCCTGGCTCGATCAACAAACTCAAGCGGCAACGCAAGTTACTGATGAGCTAACCACACCGAAGCTCAATTTCATCGATTTTTTAAAAACTTATCCAAAAGAAATTACTGTCTGCTTTATTGTTGGCTTCCTTGTGGGTTCCATTTTCTTTTAATTTTCTACACATGCATAGAGGTCTTGATATGAGTGAGCACTCTCGTTTCCATTACTTCAGTAACAGGGATAAAGCTTTCACCAATCTCATCAGTATCATTGATGGAATACTTAGTGATGGCGAAGTGACCCAGAAAGAAATGCTTTATCTCGATACCTGGCTGCTTGAATCTCAGGAAATAAGTGATAACTATTGCGTTAGAGCCATACGGCATCGAATCGCTGATGTTCTCTCTGACGGTGTCATTGATCCGGTAGAGATGAAATTCCTAAAAGCAGATCTCATTAAAATTCAAAAAGACTTAATCGACCTACCCTACCTTCAGCTCGACTCCATTGAATCAGACAGGCACTTGCTAGAAGGGTTATGCAAAGGGCTTCTGGCTGATACTCAGCTTAATGACGACGAAATCAAATATCTCCGATGGTTTTTATCTGTCAATGGCGCGCTCAAAAACAACTATCCCGGCAAAGAACTCTATACCCTCGTAGAAGATATCCTTCGTGACGGTGTTATCACCGAAGATGAAAGAGCCCACCTCCGTCAGGCCCTTATCTCATTTACTGGATGCGATCTGGAATCAGGTATTGTGGATGGTCTATCGACTCAGCTCCCCATCGATACGATTGAATCTTTAAACCTTGCCGGAGCTAACGTTTGTCTGACGGGAGAGTTTCTGCATGGTAAGCGCTCAGTTTGTGCTGAGGAGATCCGGTGTCAGGGAGCAACTGTGATTGACAATATCACTCAAAAATTGGACTTCCTGATTGTTGGTACTCTGAGTTCAAAAGATTGGCGATACAAAGCGCACGGTCGGAAAATTGAAAAGGCGGTGTCTTACAGGGACGAAAAAGGTATTCCATTGAAGATAATCAGCGAGGAGCAATGGAAGAGTTTTTATAAATGACCGTACGTAAACTTCCTTCTGGCAAATGGCTGTTGCAATGCTTCCCGTACGGACGTGACGGGAAACGCATACGTAAGCAATTTGCTACCAAAGGCGAGGCGCTCTCCTATGAGCGCCGTTTAATGAACAACGCTTCAAAACAGCCTGTAAATGACAGTGCTGTGACTCTTTCGGCATTTGTTGAGCGCTGGTACGAGATGCATGGCAAAACGCTCACTTCTGGCGATGAGCGTAAAATAAAGCTATTGGCTATTTGTGAGCGCCTCGGTGACCCTCTCGCCTCCCACTTCGATAAAAATACGTTCGCTGTATACCGCGAACGTCGCTTAGGCGGGGAGTGGAATCAGAAAGGCAAGAAGAAGCTTAGTGAAGCAACAGTAAACCGCGAGCAGTCATACCTGCATGCAGTATTCTCGGAAATGAAACGGCTGGGTGAGTGGGATGGAGATAACCCGCTTTCAGGTATCAGGCAGTTTAAGGAAGGAGATCAGGAACTGGCTTTTCTTTATGAGGAGGAGATTGTTCGGCTGCTTGAAGCTTGTGACCAGTCAGCTAACAAAGACCTGGGAATTATCGTGCGTATTTGCCTGGCCACAGGTGCACGCTGGAGTGAAGCGCAGGATTTAAAACAATCTCAAATTCTTCCCGGACGTCTGACCTTTACGCAGACCAAAAGCAAAAAGAACCGAACAGTCCCCATTTCGCCGCAGTTACAAGAAATGCTTCCCAAAAAACGCGGTTCACTCTTCTCTCCGGCATATGAGGCATTCAAATCAGCACTTACACGGGCCGGAATAGAGCTGCCTAAAGGTCAGCGCACCCATGTGCTCAGACATACCTTTGCCAGCCACTTTATGATGCGTGGAGGAAACATTCTTGTATTACAGCAAATTCTCGGGCACAGCACGATCATGATGACGATGAGATACGCTCACTTCGCTCCAAATCATCTTGATGCAGCCGTGGCACTCAACCCCTTTGATAATCGGGCAGAGAAAAATTAAAGGTGTGCTGCCATGCTGCTGCCATTTTGCTGCCACCGCCTCAAATTGGAGACATAAAAAAACCACCTTTCGGTGGTTTATACGACACTGCTTATCATTGATTTTATTCTACTTTTCCCATGGTAGCCGGAGTGGGACTTGAACCCACACAGCGCGAACGCCGAGGGATTTTAAATCCCTTGTGTCTACCGATTCCACCATCCGGCCAGGGAA